CTGCTTTGCAAAGCTCTATTGATGCTCAGAACGAAGCAGACAATGCGGCAACTTCTGCCGGTCAAGCTGCAACTTCTGCCGCTGCTGCGCTTGCTTCTGAAAATGCAGCCGCTGCGTCCGAAGCTGCTGCTTTGGCTTCTCAGAATGCCGCTGCTGCTTCTGCTGCTGCTGCGCTCACATCTGAACTTGCAGCCGCAACAAGCGAAACAAACGCAGCGTCTTCCGCTGCTGCTGCACTCGTATCTGAAAACAACACTGCTGCCCTGTACGATAACTTTGATGACCGTTATCTTGGAGCAAAGAACTCGGACCCTTCCACGGATAACGATGGAAATCCTCTGATCGACGGAGCTTTGTACTGGAACACTGTCACTGACCGTATGCGTGTCTATGACGGTGCGACATGGAATGATGCTTTCGTTCCATCGACTGACTTCATTGCAAAGGCGCCTACTGCAACAGACAATGCTCTCGTGCGTTTCGATGGCACGAACGGATACACGGTTCAGGACTCTCTGGCTATTGTTGATGACAGTGGCAACATGAGCGTTCCGACAGTTGCAACGAACTATGTTGACCTGAATACTGGTCTTGCACAGCCTTCTCCAGTCATGGGTCGCATGTTCTGGGATGATGCTGACGGCAACAAGACTGTCTCCATCTTCATGGAAGGCGACACTATCCAGCAGGTTGGTGAAGAACAGTATTTCCGCATCAAAGCATCGTCTGCCATCCTTGATGGTCAACTTGTGATGTTCACAGGTACTGTTGGTGCTAGTGGCGGTCTGACTGGCGCTCCTGCGTCTGGTATCAATGGCGATACTGCAAGCTACATCATGGGTGTTGCCACTCAAGATATTGCCAACAATGGTTGGGGCTATGTAACCAATTTTGGTCTTGTTCGTAATATCGACACGACTGGTGGTGGTGAGTCTTGGGTTGATGGTCAGATTCTGTACTACAACCCTAACGTAGCTGGTGCTTTGACAAAGACTGCCCCTGCTGCTCCTAACGCAAAAGTTGAAGTTGCTGCCGTTGTTAATGCTGCAAGCAATGGCTCTTTGTTTGTGCGTGTGCGTTTTGGCTCTAAGCTGAACGGACTGTACGATGTTCTAGCTGCTTCTCCAACAAACGGTCAAACACTCGTATGGAACACCACAAACAGCGTTTGGGAAGCATCTAATGCTCCATCTTTGACTGGAGCAACTGGCCTTCCATTGACGACTGGTGTGACTGGTATCCTTCCAGTGGCAAACGGTGGTACAGGCGCAGCAAACGCATCAGACGCTCGTGACAATCTTGGCCTTGGAACTTCAGCGGTTCTGGACGCTGGTGTCGCTGGCGGCGTTGCAACTCTTGACGGTAGCGGAACTGTTCCTCTGTCTCAGATTCCTGCTTCACTGCAAGGTGCTTTGAGCTATCAGGGCACTTGGAACGCATCCACAAACACTCCAACAATCACATCTAGTGTTGGCAGTAAAGGCTACTACTACGTTGTGAGCGTTGCAGGCAACACAACTATCAACGGCGTGTCTGGATGGCAGATTGGCGACTGGATCGTGTTCAACGGTTCTGTGTGGGAAAAGATCGACAACACCGATGCCGTTACATCCGTCAACGGATACACGGGTACTGTATCTCTTGACTACACAGATGTTGGCGCTCCGTCCACTACTGGCGCAAACGCTACCGGCACATGGAACATTGACATCACCGGAACAGCCGCAAATGCAACGGTGGCTGCAACTGCAACTGATGTGAACATTAATGGTTTGACGACAGCATCTTCTCCGCTGTCCACAGACTATGTGATGATTTATGACGTTACTGCTGGCGCAACTCGCAAAGCAACGATTGCTGGCGCTGCGATTGTTGGCCCAACTGGTCCACAAGGCGCAACTGGCCCGACAGGAGCTACTGGCCCAACTGGTCCTACTGGACCTACTGGCGCAGCAGCAACGATTGCAGCAGGCACGACCACTACCGGAGCAGCAGGCACTTCTGCCAGCGTGACGAACAGTGGAACGTCTTCCGCAGCCGTCTTTGATTTCACGATTCCTCAAGGTGCAACTGGCCCAACTGGACCGACTGGACCGCAGGGTGTTGCTGGACCTACTGGACCTACTGGTGCTACCGGACCTACTGGTCCTACCGGAGCTACTGGAACCGCTGCTACCGTAGCTGTCGGAACCACTACTACCGGAGCAGCAGGTACAAGTGCTTCCGTAACAAATAGCGGCACGTCTTCTGCGGCCACATTCAATTTCACCATTCCTCGTGGTGATACTGGTGCGACTGGTCCGACAGGCCCGACAGGTCCTCAAGGCGTAGCAGGTCCGACTGGCCCTACCGGTCCTCAAGGTGTTGCTGGCCCAACAGGTCCAACAGGTTCTACTGGCGCTCCCGGTCCGACAGGACCAACTGGAGCAACTGGTCCGACAGGTCCAACTGGTTCTGCTGCAACAATTGCTGTTGGTCCGACTACTACCGGTGCTGCTGGAACTAACGCATCTGTAACCAATACAGGAACATCGTCTGCTGCTGTTTTTGCATTTACGATTCCTCGTGGTAACACTGGCGCGACTGGCCCTACTGGTCCTACTGGATCGACTGGTGCTCCCGGTCCTACTGGCCCTTATGGGCCTACTGGACCTACTGGCTCTCCCGGACCAACTGGACCTACTGGTCCAACTGGGCCTGCTGGAAACACATTTGTAAGTTCAACAACTGGAGGCGCTCCATACTATTGTTGCCGTGCTTGGGTAAACTTCCAAGGGCAAGGAAGTGTGTCCATCAGAGCAAGTGCAAACGTATCAAGCGTTTCTGACAATGGAACAGGTTTTTACACGTTGAATTTTTCAACTGGAATGCCAGATACAAACTACTCAATAGTTTTTGGCATGAACGGATATGCGTACTATGATGGTGGCACTGAAATGTTCCGTGTGATGGGTTCTGGTGCAGGATGGACTGGTGCAAACTATATTGGAACAGGTGGCGTTCAAGTTCATGTTGGCAAAAATCAAGGTGGTTTTGGCGCTGACTGTGCATACTTATATGCGGCTGTTTTTAGATAAGAGGACATCATGGAAAAAAGAATTTTGTACAAGTCTGATGATGGTGGTGTAGTTGTTGTTATTCCATCTCCAGAAGCTGTTTCTATGTATGGCATTGAGCAAATTGCATTAAAAGACGTTCCACATGGGAAGCCTTTCAAAATCGTTGATGTGTCTGAAGTGCCAGAAGATAGAACTTTTAGAAACGCATGGGAAATTGATGAGTCAATTTTGACTGATGGCGTTGGCGCTGAATTTGACTCATTCTGATATATGACTTCTCATCTTCCAATTTGGTACATGGGGAACATCCCGGTAGATGTGTGTGACGCAGCTATCCGGGAGTTCATGGAAATTGCTCCACAAGAGGCCGCTATGGGCACTCAAGGGGAGCATGAAGACAAAAGCCAGCGAGACACTGTTTTGCGGTTTGCTCCTTCTGGTCACTGGTTTGGTGGAATCCTTGCACAGCACGGCAAGATCGCCAACGAAGCGACTGGATGGGGCTACGAGCTAACCTCTCACGAAAACGTCCAATACGGCTCATACGGGCCTAATGGACACTATGGCTGGCATACAGATACTTTTCCTTTGGCTGGCTTGCCAATGGAGCGAAAAGTCAGTGTTGTTTGTTTGATGTCTGACCCATCAGAATATGAGGGTGGCGACCTTCAAATTCGTCTGTATCAAGACTACACTGCTGACTTGAAGAAGGGCGACATGATTGCCTTTCCGTCTATGCTGGAACACCGTGTCATACCGGTAATCTCTGGTACACGGAATTCTGCTGTTGTTTGGCTTAATGGTCCGAGGATGAAGTAATTTCCTTGTTGACAGAAGTCAAAAAAGATAAAATCCACCGAGTCAACCAAACTTGCAGTACTTGCCATGAACCAGCACACATCTGAAACCGTTGCAGCAATCACAGCCAAAGCTGCTCCACCTGCAACAGTCTCAATTGCTACCCTTATGGGGTATCAAGTCAGTGAGTTGGTTCTTTGGGCAACTCTGATCTATACCATCCTTTTGATCTGCCAAAAAATCTGGCAGATTTACAAAGACATCAAAGATGAGTAATCGAAAGGCCATCGCCAGCCTTGCAATTTCAGTAGCTGCTTTTGTATCTCTTATCGCGTCAGAAGGGTACACAGACAAAGCAATCATCCCGGTAAAGGGGGATGTTCCAACCTTCGGTTTTGGAACGACTGATGGCGTAAAAATTGGCGACAAGACGGACCCTGTATCTGCCGTTCAGCTTGCATTCAGAGACATCACAAAGTTTGAAGGTGCTGTCAAGGAATGTGTAAAAGTTCCACTCAGTCAAAACGAATACGATGCGTGGATCAGTTTTACATACAACATTGGTGTTTCTGCATTCTGCAAATCAACTGCTGTAAAGTTGCTTAACGAAAGCAAGTATCGTGAAGCATGTGACCAAATTCCTAGATGGGTTTACGTCAAAGGCAACAAGGTACAAGGTCTTGTGAATCGCCGCCAGAAGGAACACGCACAATGTATCTCAGACTCGCAATAGCTTTCTTTGTCGTGACGATGCTTGCTGCAACTCACTGGAAGGCTTATGTGTCTGGCAAGCAAGATGCAACAGCAAAGATGATGCAGGCAGTGCGTATTGCTGAGAAGAATGCCCGTGATTCAGAGCAACGTCTGATGGACACAAAACAACGCATTGAGGAAGATTATGCAAAGCAGAAAAAGGCTTCTGACATTGTTGTTGGCCGTACTCGCAATGAGCTTGACAGGCTGCGCGACCAGCTACGTTCCTACTCAGCCAGTCAAAATTCCACCACCTGCACCAGAGTTGATGCAGACCCCAGAGACACAATCATCCGAGAGTGTTCTGAGGCTGCTCAATCGCTGGCGAGAGTTGCTGACGAAAACGGATTGAAACTGATGTCGTTGCAGTCGTATGTGAAAAACGTCTGCAACAGCACTTCTACTTCAATCGACTGATCGGGATGTAGATGCAGCTTTCGCTCTTGCTATTGAGAACAGATACATAAGACTGCCACCCAGAAACGACCTGCTCTGGATGACCTGTCCAGCGTTTGCAGTTCTTGCAATACTGGTCAGGCTCCACAGCTTGGCATCGAGAGTAATCAAACGGAAGCGGATTCCAAGTCATTGATGATTCTCTGTAAGTAAACCGCAAAATCCAACGCTTCTTCCTGTGCGTGTTTCAGCCATTGAATATGCGTTAGGTCTTGGCGAGTTGTGTCTGTCTTGTATTTGGCGAGTCCGACTTCAGCCCGTTGTTTGAGCTTGAGTCGGACTGCTTCGACGTTAGGGTCAAGACTGCTTGACGAAGATTCCGTCTGCATTCATGTAGCCTTTGCGGTCTTTGATTTCGTCGTATGCAAGATACCCGCATTCAACCAAATTCACGTCTGCAAGAGCGCATCCATTGATGAGCGTCACCAGAACATCACCAGCAGCATCTTTGTACTTGCCAAGCCACTTTTGATAGATTGGCGCTTCTTTTGGAACGCCAGTCTCTCTGAGAACATAAAGAGCAGTTGCAGCTTCAAGCAGTTCGCCAGATTCTTCAACTGTCTTTTGAGCTTGTGCTTTTGCTGTACTGTTAGGGATGATCTGTCGAGCTTCTGCCCAACGGATGATGTCGAGTTCTACTTCAGCGTAGCTGCTCATTTGATTTCCTCCTGCTGAAAGCCTGCTGCGTCCTCGATCTTCAAGCCTTGAGTGATGTACTTGACCAGATCGTCTTTGGATGCTGCACTCACGTTGATGATGCTTTCAGCGATATGGCTGAGAGCTTGCATACGGTTGTTGGCGCGAACCAGACGGATTTCTTTGCCGTAGCCGGTGATGTAGATGCGTGATTTCATGTGATTTCCTTTCGATGATTATTTTTTCTTGGCAACTGTTTTGCTTGGAACTTCTACTGGAGTTGGAACTTCACGAAGTTCAACCTTGATCTTTTCTGCCTTGTAGAACTCAAGCGATTTGATTTCCATATCATCACTGTCTTGTTCTGCCAAATCCTCCATTGCTTCAATCAATGTTTTTCCGTAACCGGAATATCCATTTTTGTTGACTGCGAAGTACATATCTTTTCCTTTCTTTGGTTAAAACGGGATGTCGTCGCTTGGCATATCTTCCATGCCAGTGCTTTGCTCTTGCTGTCGTGGCTGGCTATCGCCACGGCTTGAAAGCAATTTCATTGATTCTGCGCTGATGTCTGTGCTGTACTTTTCAACGCCGTCCTTGTCGGTGTATTTGCGAGTCTTGATCTTGCCTTCAACGTAGATCAAAGAGCCTTTCTGGACGTACTCTCCAACGATTTCGGCAAGTCTCCCAAAGAAGCTGATTCGATGCCACTCAGTTGATTCTTTTGCCTCGCCTGTGCTTTTGTCTTTCCACTTCTCAGTAGTAGCGATTGACAGGTTTGCAACGGCATCGCCACTTGGCATATACCGCATTTCAGGATCGCGTCCAACTCGTCCAATGATTTGTGCTTTGTTTAACATTTTGTGCTTTCAGAAAGTGTGTTGACGGGAAATTTCCTTGATGACTTGCTCGTAATAGTTTCGTGCCGCATCAACCTTGAGTTTGATCTTGTCTTCTAGTGCCTTGTCTCTTTTGTACACAACGCGAGTCACGCGAAGTTCCGGTGCGATGTGTTCGACGATGTGGATGTTGTAAGGCTCATAGCCAATCAATGAATCAGGCGTATTGACCATGCAATAGTCGATCTCAAAGATGTCCATATCCCACAGCATCATGTAGGCGCGTCCTTGCCATTCATAGGTCTTGTCTTCGCCTTGAGATGACAAAACAGGGAACGTAGATAGCGACCACGATGATTTGATGTCGTGGATACGATCAGAGCCAACAATGTCGCACTCTCCCGTGATCCAGTCGTTTGTTTTGCGCTCTGTGTTCTTCACATAGTTTGTGAACAAGACAGAGTTGAGCAATTCAATGGACCTGTCCTCGACCTGCAAACCCTTGTCCATGTACTTGCTTGTGACTGTTGTGTCATAGCCGTAGATGAACTCTTTTGCCATCGTTGTGATGGCTGTCTTGGCTCCAACAGATAGTCCGTCTTCGCCCTTGCCATCGGCCATGATGTCTGCCAAAGAGGATGCGCGGAAGGTAATCATGCCAAACCCTCCGACAACATCTTGTCTTGCTCTTCTGTCAGGACAAACTGTTCAAGCAAACGCTCAACTGAAAACTCGCCTGCTTTGATCTTGTCAATGGCGTTTTTTAGGCGCTCATCAGTGATCTTTTGCTTGGTAGCCTGAAGACGCTTTTTAGGCGGCACAGGGCTGACACGCAAGCCCTCGACAGTTTCCTTGCCAAAACGAACGGCAGGGTCAACATACACGGTGATTGCAACGCCAGCCCAGTCCTCAATAAACGGTGAGCCAGTGAGTTGTTTTACGACCTTGCTGTTGGTGCTGTTCAAAATCATCGGCTTGAGCTTTTCACCCGGACGAATTTCCTGTTCTGCAAAGTGAGCAGTGTTGAACAGGTCTTTGGTCTTTTTGGTCTTGTCGGCTTCAAGTCGAACGAATTTGATTGTCAGAGTCGTAGGTTCTACGATGTCTGCGCTGGACAGGTATGGGCTGTCAAACGCTTTTCTGAAGTGTGTTTTGGTGTCTGTCATTTCAGTTTCTCAGCCCGTGATGCTGCTGCAATAGCCTTGAGCAACAGGTCTTCAGTAATTGGTCTGGCAAGCTCTTCGTCTGTCACAGGACGCATCACAAAAACATCCATGTATGAGATGAAATCAACGCCCCATTTGTGAACGTGGTACAGACTTGTATCTTCTTTGCAGGCATACAGCCCGACTCCGGGCCAATCACATGCCACTGTCCAGTTGTCAGGACGCTTATCAAGCTGTGTGATTTCGATGATGTATTTCATGTCAGCTAATCCAGAGATAGAAGCCGTGCAGGATGCCGATAGGGAAGAAGATTGCACCAGCAATCAGGAAACCCCAAAGACCTGCTGCAAAGCAAGTGAAGATGTGTGTGAGCCATGCGAAGAAGCAAAGCAATGCGATGATTGCACCCATCATTGCACCTTCTGTTCGCTGGTAGGAACCCATCCATAACGCCGCCATGTGCGCTGGACATCGGTATCTGCTGCTGGTCGCCAAACGTAATCAGGATGGCCGACAGGGATAAAAGGAATTGTCTTTTTCATGGTATCTTCTCGTGTCTGGCGATGTTGCCAAGAACAATTCTAATCCCACTTTCCCATGACACGCAAGGCAGTTACAAAAAAACAACAGTTTTGGCCCGGTAGTAATATCGTTAAGAGTTCCAACAACGCATTTGACTGGCGCAACACAGCAAAAGGGCTGTACACTGAGAAGGAACTTAACCACATGCAGTCTTTCATCAAGTCTCGCATGACCACAGAGTTCAAGATGCCGATCACGAGCTATTCGCGTTCTGCACCAAGTGTGGTATAGTTTTTGAAACCCGGCTAGGTCTTGCTGATCCCTTGACCGAAAAGCGTCCCCACCTCGCCTGCCGTGCGTTTCTTCAAGGTGGCTTTTTGTTAATAAGGTGCGGCTCATGGCTCGAAAAAGCTATTCCGAAAAACTGCTTGACCCTCGCTGGCAGCAGATGCGTCTTCGCGTATTTGAACGTGATGGATGGAAGTGTGTGATGTGCGGAGATTCCGAAAAAACATTACATGCTCATCATCCTGTTTATCACCCAAGATCAGATGGTCCTTGGGATTACGATGATGATGCAATCGTTACATTGTGCAAAGACTGTCATTCTTCTGAGCATGACGAAATTGAATCATCAAAGGCAAATGCTTTGCTTGCAATTGTGAGCATCGGATTTAAAACTTCTCTTGATCTTGATTCGTTTTCAGACATCATCTCTTGTTTTACAAAAGAAGAACTGACCGAATTCTTTATTTGGAGGACGAGTCATGGCTCGAATCAGAACAATTAAGCCTGAGTTTCCTCACTCTGAAAGCATGGGCAAAGTCAGTCGTGATGCAAGACTTTGCTTCATCATGCTTTTCACTCTTGCAGACGATGAGGGAAGACTTCGAGGAAATTCGCGAATGCTCGCGAGCCTTCTTTTCCCGTATGACGATGATGCAAAAGGCAAGATTGACAAGTGGCTTGATGAGCTTGTGTCGGTTGAGAGCATTGTTCGTTATCAGTGTGAAGGTGATTCTTTCATTGAGATAGCTAAGTGGTTGTCACATCAGAAGATTGATAAGCCTAGCAAATCAAAATTACCTGCTCCAACTGATGATTCTCGAATCCTCTCGAACGTTCGCGAACAATCACCGTTGGATCAAGGAGAGGATCAAGGATCAAGGATCAAGGAAAAGAAAGTCGCTGTCGCTCCCCGCCCTGATGATGTCAGTGAAAATGTTTGGGAAGACTGGGTTGCTTTGAGAAAAAAGAAGGGCACGACAATTTCCATGACAGCCATTGAAGGAGCAAGAGAAGAGGCCGCAAAGATTGGTTGGACTCTTCAGCAGTTCCTTGTTGAATGGTGTACCAGAGGCTCTCAAGGTTTGAAGGCAGATTGGATTAAGCCTGCTGAAAAACAGACCTTTGCCCAACAAGCTGCCGACATCGTTCGCAAGACAGTTCCCGGTCAAAAAGGTCCAGACCCTGCTCTGGTGAAGATTCAGCAGGACCGTGAGAAGGCTGTACCAATGCCAGACCATATCCGCAATCAAATCCGTTCCGTGATGAGGAAAGTATGACAAGAACCTACGCACTCCTGAAGCTGCTTGAGCTTGGCCCCCTGACGCGCAAGGAAATCCGTGAAATCACTGGATGGCCTGAAGACAAGGTACAAGGTCTGATTTCATACTTGTCCAGCAAAAGCAGAATTATTTTTTGGGACAACAAATGGACAAAGGCATATCCAAATGGGACTTTACAAACCGAAACCATCTAACGATGGAGACAGGTATCAGTTGGAAGAAGCTCTGGCTCGTGAGCTTCTGACGACCTACCAAGTTACACAACGAAAAGTATTGACTGGCGAGAGGATGGCATGGATCGAGAAACGATACGGGATGGGTTCAGTGAAGAGAGTTCGGGATCACATGGTCAGGCTGCAAACTTTGGAAACCGAACACCAAAGCGAAAGAACTTCATCCGAGTAAACGCGATGGCGATTGGAAAGATGCTCGGGATGATTATGCAAGAGGCATCTGCTAACGAGATTTCAGAGGAATCTGGTTTGTCAGTGCAAACAGTCCGCAGGTATCTGAAGGAGTTGTATAAAAACAACATCATTCACATCTCTGAGTACACCGAAGACAACCGTGGAATCAGGACAGTGAAGGTTTGGGCATTTGGGGATAACCCTGATGCGAAAAAACCACAGAGAATTACATCAAAAGAAGCGTGTGCAAAATATCGTGCTAAGATGAAGCAGATAAAAATGATGCAACAAATGACAGGACAATACAAATGAGCAAGCACACACCGGGGCCGTGGTCTGTCGGCCCGTGGTTTGACAACTATGGCGAACCAGAGATCATCATCGAGCACAAGGCAGACGCAGGCAATTTGGTTATCGCGGTCGCGTTGGGTGGTCTTGTGGGCCAAGAGGCCAACGCCCGCCTGATCGCCGCAGCGCCTGATCTGCTGGAGGCGCTGAACGCCATGCTGACGCACATGGGCATGGACGAGGACGAATGGAACAAACCGACATTCGATCAAGCCCGCGCCGCCATCGCCAAAGCAATAGGAGAGCAATCATGAGCCAAGGTGATATTTGGATGACCAGCGATGGTCGCAAAGGGCTTGAAGTTCGACGTAACGACAAGGAACTACTCCTGTCAATCATCCGTCCTGATTGGCCGTTCCCTGATTACCCGGTCTGGGTAAACAAAGCTGGCTGCAAGAAACAGCCTAGCCGTTACCACGGCAATGAAGTGCTGGAAGAAGTCGGGGAGGCACTGCTATGAGCATTGAAGCAATGAAGCAGGCGCTGGAGGCGTTGGAGTATCCCGGCCCATCGTGGCCCGAGGGGCGTGAAAAAGCCGCGCAAGCCCTCCGCACCGCCATCGAGGAAGCTGAGAAGCAGGAGCCGGTGGCGTGGAGGTTTGTAACGCGAAGTGGAATTGGGGCGAAGTGGTCAGATTTTGATCCGCAACAGGACATGGGAAACCGCCACATTGCTGAAATGACGGACAACTCAATCGAGTACGCCTACACCACACCACCCGCACAGCCAACACCTGTACAGGAGCCTGTGGCAATAGATTGGGACACAAAAACCGACACGCCTGTTATGGGCTACACCACCACACCCGCAGCACCTGTGCAGGAGCCGGACTTCAGCAATAGCGAGACGCTTTTGATGGAGCCTTGGAAGAATCCTCTGTGCCCGGTTGCGGAGCGTCTTGTGATGGCCGACGGTGCTGTGGCGTTTGAGCGCAAGGTGAACGCCAATCTCCGAGAGCGACTTGCAGCACAGCCAGCACCTGTGCAGGAGCCGGAACAAGTGACTAAAGCGCTGATGTCCGCAGCAGGTATTGCGCTGGAAGTCTTGGAAAAGCATCACCAGATGAAAGGCGATTACCCGATGGGGATGCTTGGAGTGCGAGCCGCAGAGGAACTGAGGGAAGCGTTC